TTCTCCAACATCGAACATCAGTCGCTTGAATTCGTTAGAGATACGATCCGCCCCTGGCTTGTACGATGGGAACAGGCGCTCACGCGAGATCTCATTCCACCGGAAGACCGCAATGAATACTTTGTGGAATTCCTGATAGAAGGCCTGCTTCGGGGCGACTTTAAAACCCGGTATGACGCCTACGCAATCGGTCGGAACAACGGCTGGCTTTCAGCAAATGACATCCGCCGGATGGAAAACATGAACCCGCTGCCGCCCGAGCAGGGTGACGTCTACCTGATTCCGCTAAACATGGTGCCGGCTGGATCGTCCGCCGCAACGGAAGAGGATCCGTCCGACTCCGCCGCGGGATTGTGAGGAGGGAAAAATTGGGAGTGAAATTGAGTCATGCGGCAATGGAACGTCGGTCCTTCTCGATGCTGGAGCTAGCTCTCCGCGCGGTAGCCCCGGAAGCAGAAGGCGAAACCAGGCCTCATATCGTCGGACACGCCGCCGTGTTCAACAGTCTGTCAGAGATCCTCTGGGGATTCCGCGAAATGATCGCGCCGGGCGCATTCAAAGACGCGATCGAGAAGTCCGATGTCCGTGCTCTTTTGAACCACGACCCGAGCTTCGTGCTGGGGCGGAGAAAGAGCGGGACGCTGAACTTGTGGGAAGACGAGCGCGGCCTGGCAATCGATATCGATCCGCCGGATACGCAATGGGCGAACGATCTCCTCGTTACTATCGGCCGGGGCGACATCGATCAGATGAGCTTCGGTTTTACGGTCGGAGAAGACTGCTGGGAGGAAATCGAAGGTGAAACGCGGCGCACGATATTGAGAGTGGATGAACTGTTCGATGTCTCTCCCGTGACCTTCCCTGCGTATCCGGAAACCGATACGGCTTTGAGGGCAAGGTTCACAGAACGAATTGAAAGCTTGAGAGCACCAGTGAATTCTGTGCAGGAATGCAGTCTGGACAGCTTTAGACGGAAGCTCCGGCTGATGGAGCTTACGCGGTAGTAAAGAAGATCCGTTAATTCAAAACGACAGCTCGCAGGTTTTCGCGAGCTTTTTCATTTCAGGGGACAACCAATGAAAGATCTCAACGAACTCCGCAGAAAGCGCGGAAATATCATCGAGCAGATGCGGGCTCTCGTCGACAAAGCGGATCAGGAAAAGCGCAGCCTGACTCCCGAGGAAAACGACCAGTGGTCCAGGATGGACGCCGACCAGGAAGCCATCCGGCTGGAAGTCGAACGCGAAGAAAGGCAGGCAAAACTCGATTCCGACCGCAAGGCCTTCGACAAGCCTCCGGCTCCGATGCCCGAACCGGAAACCCGTGAACGGAACGGAGCCAATCCCAGGGCCAGCGAAGAGTACCGGAACCAGTTCAATGACATGCTCACCCGCGGCTACCGGCCCGACGAGCACCGCGCTCTGCAGGCAGACTCACAGGTCGGCGGCGGCTATCTCGTAGCCCCGGAGCAGTTCATCAACCAGCTGATCGAGTCCCTGCGGGATGATGTTTTTATACGGCAGGTGGCAACCGTAATTCCGGTTCAGAAGGCGACGAGCCTGGGTGTCCCGATTCTCCAGGCGAGGCCTGACGATGCCGACTGGACCGTGGAGTTGAAGACCGGATCGGCTGATACGGCGATGAGCTTCGGCAAACGGGAGCTTCATCCTCATCCTGCCGCCAAGCGGATTCTCGTCTCGACCTTCCTGATCAACCATGCCGTGCTTTCCGTAGACCAGATTGTACGGGATCAGCTGGCCTATAAGTTCGGAATCACGCAGGAGAAGGCATTCCTTACCGGTTCAGGATCGGGGCAGCCGCTCGGCATCTTCACCGCAAGCCCAAACGGGATCGACACAGACCGTGATGTGTCGACCGGTAATGCAAACAACGGAATCGGGGCGGACGGCCTGATCAATGCGAAGTATGCCCTCAAGGGCCAGTACCAGAAGACCGCCCGTTGGATCTTCCACCGCGACGCCATCAGCGGCATCCGCAAGCTGAAGGATGGGGATGGCCAATACCTTTGGCAACCGGGGCTCGTGGCCGACAAGCCCGACACGATCCTCGGCCTGCAGTTCTTCATGTCCGAGTACGCCCCGAACACCTTCACCACCGGAAAATATGTCGGCATTCTCGGAGACTTCTCCTTCTACTGGATCGCAGACTCGATGGAGTTTTCCATCCAGGTGTTGAAGGAACTGTATGCGGAATCCAACCAGGTCGGGTACATCGGCCGCATGGAGTGCGACGGCCAGCCGGTGTTGTCCGAAGCGTTCGTGCGCGTGAAGCTGGCATAAAGGAAAGGAGAGAGTAAATGAATCTCAGCAAAAGCATCAAGGTGACCCGGGCGCTCAACTCCGTGGCAGCCGGGACATCTCTTCAAAACGGCTCCGTGATTGACATGAGCGGGTTCGAAGGCGTGCAGTTCATCGCGCTGTTCGGCGCCCTAACCGCGACTCAGGTCACAAGCCTTAAAGTGCAGGAAGGTAACCTGGCCGACGGGTCGGACATGGCGGACCTTGCCGGGAGCCCTCACACGGCGCTCGGCGACGCGGACGGAAACAAGTGCCTGGTGACCGATGTCTTCCGTCCTCAGAAGCGCTATGTCAGGCCCGTTGTAACCAGAGGAACGGCCAATGCGGTCATCGATGGAGTGATTGCGCTGCAGTACAGCCCCCGCGTCAAGCCGGTTTCAAATGATTCGACAGTCAAGGCGACCAAGCTGCTGGTCTCGCCCGACGAAGCATAGCCACGGCAGGCGGGCGCTGGACTGACCGGCGCCCGTCCTTTTCCAAGGAGAACAAAAATGTCCGATAGCACATATCAGGCGAAGGTATATGAAAAGCAGGGCGGGGACGAACTCATCGTGGCAAGTGGCGGGAAGATCACGGTTGAAGCCGGCGGCGAGATCGATATCTCAGCGGGTACCCTTACTCCGGGAACAAATGCAATTGCAGATGCTGCCGTTACGACTGCAAAGCTTGCTCCAGGGGCCGCTACCCTATCCAAGATCGATCCGGCCGGAATCAAGTGTCTCGCAGCGGCCGGGAAGAACGGGGCCGGTGCAATCGCGCTTGTCGGGGCCACAATAGGGGACCGGCTGATCGCCGTTGTTGGCGCTCCCACCGCCGGCGGCGCACTCGAAGTGAAGGTTCCCGGGACTGATTTCGAGGCTGCGGCGACGGTGACCGATCAGATACAGCAGGTATCGGCTGCCAATCTCTCCACCAAAACATACGTGTTCATCCTCATCCCGGCGGCGGCATAGCATGAGAGTGCGACTCAAAACCCTAATGGCAGGACCGGATGGCATATTCCAGCCTGGATCAGTGATCGATCTTAATCCCGATGAAGCAGGATCGCTGGTCTCTGGAAGATATGCCGAACCTCTGGAACGTCCTGTTGAAACGGCGGCATTTGAACCCGGGAATCGGGCAATCAAGCCGACACCCAGGCCGAGGAAGGCGCAATAGTGGGACTGAAGCTTGTCACACCACCTGCCATTGAGCCGGTCACGCTTGCTGAAGCAAAGGCTCAGCTGCGCCTGGACACTGATGTTGATGACGCCTACATTTCGGCGCTGATCGTCGTGGCCCGTGAACGCGTGGAGCTGTTTCTTCGACGAGCCCTGATCACCCAAAGTTTCGAATACACGCTCGACCAGTTCCCGGCAAAAAAGTATCTGATCTGCACGAATTCATTCATCGACCTGCCGCGGCCCCCACTCCAGTCAGTCGAGTGGATCAAATACATCGATACGGCAGGCAATCAGCAAACCCTGCCACCGGAAACTTATGTGGTCGATGCATCCTCAAACGAGATGGGCCGGGTGGCGCTCGCCTGGAACCAGTTCTGGCCCATCACCAGGTGGTCCATCAACTCCGTCGTCATTCGGTTTGTGGCCGGCTACGGTAATAACTCGGAAGACATACCGCAGTCGATCAGGCATGGGATCCTGATCGAGATTTCCAACCTGTACGAGAACCGCGAGGATATTGTCGTCGGCCAGACAATTAACACAGTCCCGCTTTCAGAGAGACTGCTCTGGTCTTACCGGGCGCTTACGGCAGATTGATCCGATGAACGGAAGGCCATGGTATCTTTTCAGTAACCCCCTTTCGCCAGGAGCATATCCATGACAGCAAACGAAAATGTAGCGAAGGTGAAGGAAGCCTATGAAGCGTTCA